TGTTGAATTATAAATTACGTTGTTTCCTTGAGTTGAATCAACTTTGTTCCATAAATCTATTTCGTTTCCTTCTTCGTCTGTTCCCCAAAGCCAAACGTCTGTGTTGTTGACATTGTCGGCATCTACTGAAACAGTTTGATTGTTTGCTGGAGTTGTTAAAGAAAAATCTCCTGAATCTAATACACCTTGTCTGAAATGTACAAAAAATCCTGTGTTGTTACTTGCACTTCCTTTTCCATCATCTCTGTGAAGTATTCTTAATGCTTTTCCGATATTTGGAGTTTCTTCTATGATCGCTCCATTTTCAAATCCTGTTGATACTATGTCAAAGTCTAAATTTAAACCATCTACATTTTTTGTAAATGAATACACAGGTGCATCTGTACCCGCAGAACGGAATCTGTATTGTGAAGTTGGAATAGAATCTACTGTGTCGCTTTTTATCGGACTGCCAAATTTTTCATTCTCGTTCAAACCTGCATTAATTACTTTTATAAATTGTTCGTACCAATTGCTGTTTCCTGAATCATTCCAAGTAACAACTTGTCCTGACAAATTCAAATTGTTGCTGTCCACAACGTTTTCAGTTGTTTGCACAGAAAGTATTTTCAAAAGTCCGTTTGCAGTTTGATTTCTAGTTGCATTGTAACTAATCAATCTTGCTAATTTTAAAACACTGTCTCTTCTGTCAGCAAGTTCTAAAAAATTTTCTCTTGCATTTAAATCTATTCTGTAAGATATGTTTTGACCTAAGAAAGCAATTAAATCTATTAATGCAAGGTACTCAGATGACTCTATGTAATCGTTAAAATCTTCTGGATAGTTGTCACGTAGATATTGAACCATTGTTCTACGCAGTGTGTCGAAGTCGTAACTTTTAAAATCCGCATTTTTATATGATTGGTATATTCTTTTCCAATCCTCTGCTAGTAACAATCTGTTTAATCTATCTGTTGATGACATGAATTATCCTTTATATACCATTATTTATTTGTGTTAGTAAACTACGCATTTAATTCATTAACCCATTTTTCTCGTCAAAAGTCAATCTTAATCTTTCTGACACGTTATAAGTCAAATATTCTAGTTCTACTTCTATCTGTAAACCAGATTCGAACGGAGTAACTACTACCTCTGTTGCATTTACCCGTGGATCAGTGTTGATAATGTTGGTTACATCCTCAGATATTGCTTGTTCTAGTTCTTCAGTCAACGGGTCTTGAATTACGTCCCAAATAATTGTTCCAAAAGTAGGATTTTCTAATTTTTCTCCCTGCGATATGTGGAAGTGATTAATTATGTCCTGTTTGATAAGACCTATGTCAAACAGACCAAATTTGGTGTTGTCGTTGTTGACAGTGCTGATCCCTCTATAGGATCTTTGAGTTGGTGCCGCCGTAGGCAACCTGCCTTTTGCTACTGCAACGTCTTTATATAATTTTTTCTCTGCCATACTACTATTTACGCTCCTTACGTCCTACCACTTTTAAAAGTGTCAGGTATATTTTGTGGTTGTGCAACAACTATCTGCTCATCCACATTCCTGTCTGTTTTTGCCACTGCAACTGCTATTGGGTCATAGTTTTCATGATGTGTCCAAGGTTCGTGTTGCGGTATGCGTTTCATTATTGAATCTGTTGTTTCTCCTGGATTGGTGAACACAGATAAATCTGTGACCGGAGCACCAGAAAATACACCATTTGCTATATTAACAAGTCCACCAACATCAATGTTTACGTTGGCACCAGCATATAGATTAGATGTAGCACCTACAGTTGTATTTTGTGTTGCACCTATTTGATTTGTTTGTGTTCCAGTAACTTTTAAATTTTCAGTTGCAACTTCTGTGTTTATAGTACTTGCTTTTAAATTAATGTTTCTATTTGCTTCTAAATTAAAATCTCTATCTGTCTTAAAATTAAAGTCACCCTTACTATGGATACTTACACTATCGTTTGCAAATATGTCAACCTTACCACTTGCAGTCATTTCTATCCAAGCAGAGCCATTTGCGTTTGCAATATAAACTAAATCTTCTGAATTGTGTAATAATATTTGATGACCTGTACGTGTTCTTATCCTAAACAATTCATTATGTGGTATAGATTTTTCTCCTTCAGTAACTTCCTCTTCGGTGTTTACATCAACGTATTCGTATTTGCCCGAAGCGGCAGAAGTTTTACGGATAAATTTTTCATCTCCATCGTCCATCACCATAGATGTTCCGCCGAGTCTAGAAGTCACAAAAGCATCTGACCTTGTGACTGTTTTATCTAACGGTCCTGGTGTGCTAATACCGAACACATTGCTAGGCACTTCTCTTCTTGCACTTGTGGTTGTAATTCCTCTTGTCTCGTCTGCCGTCAATCCTTGAGTATCCAATACTGCCTTGAATAACATATTGATAGGCTTCTTGATGTTTAAAGGATTGCTAATTGTGGTGTCTGCTTGTCTTAATTTATTGTGTTCTCCTACAGGTAATTTCTTTCCAATTAGGTTTGCATCTTCCGTATCTGTGATTGTTGTAGAAGGTCTTCCGTCAGGCAACATAAAATTCATTGTAGTCTGTTGCACACAACCAATCCAGAATGCTCTGTTTATATTTCCTTCAACAAATATAACAAGTACTCTGTTTCCTACGTCTGGTGGAACAAACCACATACCGTAACTTTGTTGTGTGTCTTGATACTTTTCGTTCTTTGCTAAACCTCTGACGTTTGTAGTGCCGTAGAACGGATGTAGATATCTACATACCACAGTTTGTCCTGTGCCATCATCTCCACCTGTGCCTGTGGTACGCAACAATTCAACTTCTATAGAACCACTGTACTTTGGATCCAAAACATTTGTGACTATTGCCTCAAACGGTCCAGGCTGTTTGATATCTATTTTCTTCTGCGATTTTCTTTTGTCTAATTTCATTATCCGGCGCCTTCTCCATAGTTACTACCATCAGTAGGAACAAGTGTTTCATCTGCGTTATTATTTGTTTCTGAAATTTTAGGACTATCAGTTGTTCTGTGTTTCTCTCTTATCTGTAGAGATTGTGGAGCCACCAATGTTAAATCCTGTGTAAACTTTCCACCCCTAAATGTGCTCTGCACTTGAGTGACTCTGTAAATTGCACTGAAGGTTCCTAGTTGTACTGATGTCCCTGATGCTTCGTCTACGAATCTTGCCGCTTTCATATCGCCAGATGCCTCGTCTATGTCTACCGGAGTGGTAAAGAATACTTCAACATGGCACATTCCGTTTAGGTAGTCCATTTCTCTTTTGCCAAACTCTATTTTAGTGTTGTCAGCATAATGATTTAATATTACCAAGTTACCCATTCCGCTGTTTGGAAGGAAGTATGTATCTCCTACTATTGTGAGTGTTAAATTTAAAAGATCAACCTGACTGTTCATGATCCTTTCATTGAACTGAAATGCTATCTGTGTTTCAGGACTACTGAACTCCAATCCTGATAAAGGACTTGTTTCGTTTTCAGAAATTGTTTCTTGTGCACCTGCACCGTCTTGTATTCCTTCTTTTTTACCTACGTTATCATTTATTTTAAACGTTGTATTGCTATTAGCAACTGCATCTGTTTCTATTCGTAATCCTTGTCCGGGAAAGAAACTTCTGTTACTGTTACTACTTGGTCTTTCTCTTTGTAAATCATAGAACGAGAATTGATAGTTAAGGTCAAAATTTAATATGTCTTCGTTTAGTCCTGTGTATATGTAATTGTATTTCCTGTACACTGTTTCACGTAATAAATCTTGTCCTTTTGTGAAATCCGTAGGATCAACAAAGCCGCCACCTGCCGATTCATGTATTTTATATGGTACAATATTATAAGCAAATATCTGTGGATGCATATTCGTTTTTTTAAACACAAATGTATCTTTCAATTGCCAGCACTGTGGGTGTATTCTAAACCACGGTAAAAATGGAGACTTTTTCTTTTTCTGTGCTTCTAATAGTTCTTTTCCATATTTTGAAAACACAATAATTGTTTCAATCACGTCAGTCACTTTCGTACCTTTTTCAACGTGCATTGTAAAGATTCCCTTATTGACGTTACCTGATATTTTATTAGTTAAAACTAAATCTTTCTTCTTATTGTATACCTTTTCAGGATCAGCAAATTTTTTTGCCGCCTGTTCTAATGATTCGTCTTGGTCCAGCATAGGTGCGGCACCTATAACATTACCCGCATATTTGCCATTGCTAAATTGGTTTAGGTTCAGTCCGCCTGCATCGCCTGTTTCTGCACCTTTAGTGTTCATTAGATTTGTTACGTTCACCTTATTACCACCTACTGAAAATAAATTTTTTAATTGAGTATCTTCTTTTCTTGTTTCAAACAGTGAATACACTGACTCATCGCCCGCACCACCAAAATTTGTTACAGCGGCTCTATCTTCGTTCATGTTTCCAATAACATCTGCACTGGGTACAAGGTCTTCATGATCAAGTCCAAAGGGATTAGGAAACATAATCGCTGTTTGATTGTATTCTACATTCTCCTCAGGTTCGCCTTTCTTTTTGGCTTTGCCGCCTATTTTTTTATTAAGCATATTCATTAAACTTCGTTCACCGTACTGTAAAATTTCAGCAACATTTCTTCCACTAATTGTCATATCTTTTTTACAAGTTACATTGGCGTCACGCATATTTCTTTCATTCCAAGGATAACCAACGCAAGAATATCTACCTCCGGCTTGACTGGCTCCCAACTGTACTTGCCTCAATGCAATAGGTATAACTCTTTTCAACTTGGCTAATTCATTAAGTCCTGCAGGAGAAACTTTTTCTCCCTCGTCGTCGTATCCCACAAAGTCAACTATTAAACAAAAAGGAACGTGTATGTAATCTGCGTCAGGACCGTATGCTTTCACTGACTGAACTTTCAACGCCTGAAAGAAAAGTCCCATGCTGTATGGTTCTATCACATCAAATTCAACTGTTGTGTTTTGTGTGCCTCTTGATTTAGGATTATGCGAAACTATTGCCCTGACATCGAGGTTGTCTATTAGGAATTCAAGATTCCTTCCACCTTTGTCAGCGGCAATAATTTCCCCGCCAGTTTTACCTGCGGTCTGAGCCACAGGATATTTCGGACCATTTTTGAGGACAAGTCCTGGATAATTGACTTCACTGGCGTCCATTACTGCAAGAGTAATTTTATGATTAACAGATGAAAAATTGTGCAAAGGATTTGTTGCCAATCTTGCATCTGGTACTGTGTTCTCTCCAGTCTCATCGTTTTGACTGAAGGCTTTCATTTTTTCGTTGTAGGTATTTTCACCAATAACTTTTACATCCTTAAAATCTTTTCCGCCACCTACTGATTGCACGTACACGGCTCCTGAATTTTTAAGTTTATTAACTTTTATTGCATCGTTATTTTTTTTTGGATATAATTTTTCGTGATATTTTTTGGTTTTTTCTTTGTTGGCTTTTATACGTTTGTCGATACTTTCCTTAGTCCAATATTCTTTTGTAAAGATACTCATTTTATATTCCTAATAAAGAACGCAGTGCAGGTCCTTGCGGAACATAAATTTTTACTCCTGGAATAAGATCGTACACTGGGTCTTGCAAAATGTCCATATTACGTTGTGCGAACACCCACCATAGTTTAGGATCGTCATATATTGCATACGCCAATAAATCTGGTCTACGATTAAATTGTGGTTCTACCGTATAAAGGAAATCATCTGATAGGGCAGGTATGGGTCTTATTCTAAAAGGACCTAAATATCCGTCTCTATCTTTACCAGTCGATCCGTATGGACTTGTAATACTGTATTCAGCCATTAGATAAATCCATCCTTCCCAAGTGAATGCTCACCTTTTACAAATTTTTTCAAATTGAATTGAGTTTGTTTTGTTCTACTGTATTGTGGAACCAATCCAACTGTAAGTAAACTTTCCGTTGGTGCCCACGCAAGTCCACTTACATCTTGAGATGCTTGTCTAGGACCAATGCCTGAGAAAGTGTCTGTTGTTGCACCTGATAGTTTGCAGGAAATATAATCAATGTCTTTTTTCAAATCAAATTGAAAGTTCGTTATTAACACTGGCACATTGTTAAATGTGTATGAACCATAACCATTTAATCTACATACCGGTGGAGGTAATCCTCTGTCGGGATCTGTTTTACCATAATTCATTTTTGTAACAGTTTTGAAGAAATGGACCATTGCAATCCAATATTGTGCTTCTGCTTCGTTCTGCACGAACATATCTGCTGTGATTGTAATTTGATCCACACGTGAATTTTCATACGCATAGTAAGGATAGTTTGTGTGTATCGGTTGCATCGGATTATAATTTGCACTATGTCCAACTAATACTGTTGGCGTGTAAGGAAAAATTACTTTATTTCCAGAACCTATTAAAGGAGTCAATAAACTTTTTTCTCCCATGTACGTTCTTATACGTTCTGGAATACTGATACTTACTCTCCAGTCTTTTGGATTTACTTTACCGTCTGGATTCCTAAAATTTACACTAGTTCCGTTACCTTTAATTGCATCTGGAACACCGTTGTTTACGTTTTTTAATAATCCGTTTTTAAGTTTGTCTTTTGCTATGCTGTTATAGGACAAGAATTTTTTGGCATTTTTCTGCACAACACTAGATACTTCACCAAATGTGTTGGTGGCGAATCCTTTCAGATTCTCAACACTGTTTTTTAAGAAATTTTTATCGAATGCCATTATAGTTTGTCCTCACATTTATTTATTGACAAAATTAACTGCGTATATTATAATGAGGATAACTAATAGAAAGTATTAATGAAAAAAGTAAATTACCTTAACAATAAAGACCTTTTAGGTCAAATACATAAGTCCAAAAGTTCATATTGCAGTTTTATAGACCCTAAATACTCAGACTACGACTTAATTGTCAAAGATATAAGCGGTATAAACATTAGAACTGTGGCACAGGCTAAACGTAATAAAGCCAAGAAATTAACCCAAATAGATTACGAACAACGCAAAAAAGCCAATCCAAAAACTAAATTAAGCGAATGTGAAATAGACTATCGTAAGATACAAAAGGATGATTTGGTCTTTAGAGTGATGACATACGAACACGTACCTGAAGAGCCAGGCAGAAAACGAAATCCAAGAACTGTGGCTGATACAAAAGAAAAAGTAAACTTCCCACCATTCCAACATTTCAAATATGATAGAAAAGGAAATTTAGTGTGTGTTGGTAAAAGTCATTGGGAAGGTGGATTGCACAACGGTAAATTTAATAAAGAGTCAGGACAAGCCACAAATGAATTAGCACGTATGTGGATGAAGTTGTGTGAAAGATATGCTACAAGAGGAAACGTAAGAGGTTACACATACAACGACGAAATGCAAGGACAAGCAATTTTACAATTGGCACAGATTGGTTTACAATTTGATGAATCTAAATCAAATAATCCATTTGCTTATTATACAGCGGCGGTTACAAATTCATTTGTAAGAATTATCAATATCGAAAAAAGAAATCAAAACATCAGAGATGATATTTTAGAAATGAATGACATGATGCCTAGTATGACTAGACAGAATCAAGACACAAATCCGAAAACAAAACCTAGCCAGAATAAATTTGCCAAAAAGAAGAAGAAGTAGTTGACACAACAGCATTTTTAGTTTATGCTGTAGACAAGTAGGAGAATTATTTTGTTCAAGAAATTAGCGGTTTTTACTGACATACACTTTGGCTTGAAATCCAACTCAAAGTTACACAACGACGATTGCGAAGAATTTGTAGACTGGTACATAGACCTTGCGAAACAGCATGGCTGTGAAACAGGAATGTTTTGCGGAGATTGGCATCACAATAGAAACAGTGTGAACATAACCACTATGGACGCATCTATAAGAAGTTTAGAAAAAATAGGAAAGGCGTTCGACAAATTTTATTTCTTTCCAGGCAATCACGATTTATATTACAAAGACAGCAGAGATATTCAGTCAACTGAATTCGGAAGATTTATTCCAGGCATCACAATGGTAAATGAAATTACAAAGATAGATGACGTGGTTATGGTTCCATGGTTGGTAGGCAATGAATGGAAAAAAGTTGGCAAGATGAAATGCAAATATATGTTCGGTCACTTCGAACTGCCTAACTTTTTTATGAACGCAATGGTTGAAATGCCAGACACAGGTGAACTAAAAGGCAGTGACTTTGTTGGACAAGAATATGTGTTCTCAGGACACTTCCACAAAAGACAAATTAAAAACAATATTCATTACTTGGGTAATCCATTTCCACACAACTACGCAGATGTAGATGACGATGATCGGGGAATGATGATACTAGAACACGGCAAAGAGCCAGTGTATTTCAATTGGGGCAACTGTCCCAAGTACAGAAACGTAAAATTAAGCACGTTGCTAGATAAGACAAAAGAAATAATGAAAAGCAAAATGCATTTAAGAGTTACACTAGATATAGACATTAGTTTTGAAGAGGCAAGTTTTATTAAAGAAACATTTATGAAAGAATATGGATGCAGAGAAATCACATTGATTCCAAACAAGAAAGACGAAGAAATCAATACTGACATAGACATAACAAAGTTTGAAAGTGTTGATCAGATAGTTTCTAAAGAAATTGAATCAATTGAATCAGACGCATATGATAAGAGTGTACTGCTGGGCATCTATAGAGATCTGAACAATGATACTAATTAAAACACTTACAGTTAAGAATTTTATGAGTGTGGGTAATCAGACCCAAGCCATAGACTTTCAAAAAAAATTATTGACACTGGTACTTGGTGAAAACTTGGACATGGGTGGTGACGATGCAGGATCACGTAATGGTACAGGTAAAACAACTATTTGTAATGCGTTATCCTATGCATTATATGGTGAAGCACTTACAAAAATACGTAAAGACAACCTCGTAAACAAGACCAACGCAAAAGGTATGTTGGTCACAATTACATTTGAAAAGGAAGGAAAGAAGTATAAAGTAGAACGTGGTAGAAAACCAAACGTGATGAAATACTTCATCGATGATCAAGAGCAAGAACTATCAGATGTAAGTCAAGGTGATTCAAGAAAGACACAAGAAGATTTAAACAAAATGATTGGTATGACTCCAAGGATGTTCAAACATCTTGTGGCACTGAACACTTACACACAGCCATTCTTAAGTTTACATCACACAGAACAACAAGACATCATTGAACAGTTGCTTGGAATACAATTACTATCTGAAAAAGCAGACATACTAAAAACAAAAATTAAAAGATCCAAAGAAGATATTGCTATGGAAACTGCAAGATTAGATGGATTAAAAATTAGTAATACAAAAGTTGAAGAAACAATACACAGTTTACAGAGCAAAAGTAGTGCATGGACAACACAAAACAAAGTTGACATAGAAAAATTACAAGAAAGTATTACAGAAATTGAAAGTTTGGATATAGACAACGAACTTGAATCGCATCAAAAGTTAGAACAATGGAACAAATTAAATGATGAACTTGCACAATTAAACAAAGACAAAAGCAATTTAGAAGCAACAATAGTACAAGCAGATAAAACTGCACAAAAACTGGACAAGGATTTAGAAAAATTACATCACGAAGCAACTTGTTATGCCTGCGGACAAGAACTTCCAAAAGAAAAAATTGAAGAAATGCAAAGAAAAATTGAAGAAGAGTTTGGTGACGCAAACAGTTACGTGATGGATTTGCAAGACAATATAGATAAGACAGATGCAAAAATAAACAAAATAGGTGATTTGGAACAAAGACCAACAACTTATTATGAAACAATTAAAGAAGCATATGAACATAGACAATATGTAGACACACTGAAAACTGCATTGAAAAACAAACAAGATGAATCCAATCCTTATTTGGATCAGATAGATGAACTACAAAAACAAGCAATACAAGAGGTGAACTATGACACAGTCAACACCATGCAAAAATTAAAAGAGCATGAAGAGTTCCTATACAAATTGCTTACAAACAAAGATTCCTTCATAAGGAAAAAGATAATTGATCAAAACCTGACCTTCTTGAACAACAGGTTAACACACTACTTGGATCAATTAGGACTTCCACACTTGGTCACTTTCCAAAATGATTTAAGTGTGGAAATCACTCAACTTGGTCAAAGTTTAGATTTTGACAATTTAAGTAGAGGTGAACGTAACAGATTGATATTGGGTATGAGTTTTGCATTCAGAGATGTATGGGAAAACTTGTATCAAAATATTAATCTGTTGTTCCTAGATGAATTGATAGACAGTGGTATGGATACAGCAGGTGTTGAAAGTGCCCTAGCGATATTGAAGAAAATGAGCAGGGAAAGAGGTAAAAATATATTCTTAATCAGTCATAAAGATGAATTGATTGGACGTGTGAACAATGTGTTACGTGTGGTCAAAGAAAACGGATTCACACAATACGCCAACGATGTGGAGACTTATGAGCATACCAGATGACACTCATGATAAACTGACCAAGGCGTACATGGCGTATTTCAAGGCAAACGAGCAGTTCGCGAAGAGGCGGAGCCTCGCTACCAAAGTAGCCGCCAGAAAGGCGCTCGCGGAAATTAGAATTTTGGCCCGTTCACGCAGGAAAGAATTGACTGACGAATATCAGACTGCCAAGATCCAAAAACAGCAAAACCAAAAATAGCACCCGGTAAGTAAGTTCATGCAGTGGACTTACAAGGGAAACACAATCACAGAACTGCCAGAAGACTGTGAAGGATTTGTGTATCTCATTACAAATACAACCAACGATAAGAAATACGTGGGTAAGAAACTGGCGAAATTCAAGAAGACACGTCCACCACTCAAGGGAAGAATAAACAAACGTAGAAGCAAAGTCGAAAGTGACTGGAGAGACTATTGGGGTTCCAATGATCATTTGGTTGCTGACGTCAAGGCAC